ACTGCATATTGGAAAGTGGTAATGGCCAATTCGTTGGCTAAATATTATTATGCGATCAATACCAGTAACAGTAAAGTGATGGAAAATGCTCCAGTACCACTTTCATCATTGTTACCTAAATAAATGGTTGCCTTTTAATCAAATATGGTGTATAATGGTTTCCTATTTCGAATAAAATAGGTGGTGGGTCGGAAAAGAATTCGTTGAAGTTGTTTGAAAGTTGTTGTGGACATGGGTGCGAATCCCATCACCTCCACCAAAAGCATACTACCGAACCGAGTTATCGGTAGCGAAGCCAAATGGCTGTAGTATGCTTCTGATGGGGGTGAATAGAATCGACATGACAGTAAGTATGACAACGGAGAATCGGCAGAGTAGCCGTAAAAACTATAAATTAAACGCAAACGATAATAAGTATGCACTTGCTGCCTAACAGGTAAGCGGAGTTTTGATGGGTGAACTTAGCAACAGAATCACCCATCACCATATAACATGACCGAAAAAATATTATCAATTAATCCTCCCGTTTCCTTTTACAATAAACTATTCACAGCTGAAGAATGTGATTATGTAATTGAGAATAGTGAAAATCCTTATCGATTTTATAAATCTGGTGTTTATAGTGCGCCTGGAGAAAGTATTGTTGATGCAAACATCAGAACATCAAGTTCATTTTTTGACGAAGAAAATTTATTTCATCATATCAGAAATAAAGCTTATGAAACAATAAAACATAAATTTGAACATATTGAAAATTTTAGTATAGACCATTTTGAAAAATGTGAAGTTCAAAAATATAATCCTACCGAATATGTGCGACCACACAATGATTATTTCGAAAAAAAATTAGGTGTTAGTGGTAGAATTGCTACACTATTAATTTATTTGAACGATGGTTTTACCGGAGGAGATACACGATTCAATAAGTTAAACATAGTTATAACACCAGAAAAAGGGTCGGCAATATTTTTTAGTTATTTTCCAGAAAATGACATCATTTTTAAAAATGCTTTAACTTTACATGAAGCTTTACCTGTTTTAACTGGTGTCAAATATGTAATTACTCAATGGGTAAGAGAAAAACCAATTTTACCAGGAAATAGATATTGAAATTGGATAAATAAAGTATCAGCAACACACAAACCGCTGATATAGTAGTTAAACACACACAAAGGAGTAACAATATGAGTATGACACCTTACGAGATTCGGCTAGAACTCTTAAAAATGGCCAAAGACCTACTAACTGATAACTTTCATTCCATGAAAGATTCACTTCAGCAAGAATGGTTCACACAGGTAGAATCGGCAAAAATTGCTGGAACAACCTCACCCGAAATGCCGGCTTTACCGGTATACCCCAATGAAGATGAAATTGTAAAGAGAGCAGAAGTTCTCAATCAATTCGTTTCTCAAACCACTCCACCACCTGAAGTAAAAATTACTAAGAAATCAAACTCGTAATTGGAGAATGGATGGCTTCGGCCATCCAATAACAAGGAGATATGATGTTAAATATCAAAAAACTTAAAAACAATACGGTAACTATTTTAGTTGCAGTGTTTTGCTTTACAACAATATATTCAGCACCAACACTATCGAGAGATATATTCGCTTATGTAACCAAGAAACAAGTTGGTGAAGATTACAACAAACAGGTTGATTGCCTTGCTAAAAATATTTACTATGAGTCCGCTAATGAAACCTATGAGGGTAAATTGGCCGTAGCTCAGGTAACAATGAATCGTGTTAGTAGTGGACAATTTCCAAAAGATATATGTGCTGTTGTGTACCAAAGAACACCGAATAATAATAATTCAATCACTTGCCAGTTTTCATGGACTTGCCTAGCGGTATCAATGTCAAAGGACAAATACAAATGGGAAGAATCGGTAATTGTGGCCAAGAAGGCCTTGACAGAACCACATCTACATGATACAATTGCTGAGAGTAAGGCATTGTATTACCATGCCGTTTATGTAAATCCAGGATGGAACAAATCGAAGATTGTTAAACAAATAGGTAACCACATTTTCTATACAAAAATTTAAACTATGCCAACCCGTGATGAAATAAAAGATTTTAGTATTATGATTGAGAATATGGCCACAGATAAGCATCTAGGTTTAATGGATGCTATCTGTCACCATTGTAAAGAAACAGGATTGGAAGTTGAGGTTGCTGCCACATTAATATCTTCTGCTCTCAAGGCAAAGATTCGTGATGAAGCTCAGTTGCTTAACCTCATTAAGAAAAATTCCAAATTGCCGATATGACGGAGAATACGGGTTATGCAGCATTTGCTTTGTATAACGCCTTGAAGTTACATTTTACATCCGATTCATACGATTTCTTTAAATATCATGGTAAAACCAATATCTCAAAAGATTCTTTCCTGAGAAGGAAGGACAAGTATACATTCTATAAACTTTCCCGTAAATATTCATTGGACGAACTAAAGTATTTCTATGTGTCCAATTTTCTTGATGGAGATAAGTGGGTTGGAGATATGAACACAACAGAAGGTGAAGAAGTATATAAGAAGTGGATGAAAACGCAACAGTCGCTGTCCTATCAGTTCCAATCCGATGTATCCTATCTGTTTGATAAGTCCACAATTGGTGAAGATTTCTCACCAAACCATATGTTTAAGGTTGAGAATGGAAGTTATCCGGTTCTATTGATGAAAACTATGAACCATGATGTAACATTGGAAACCTTATGCATAATGAATGCCATTTTTGGTTTCTTTGATGATTGGGAAAAGAAGATTGTTGATGATGTTATTTGGCCAAACTACCAAAGGATGTGTACCAAATATACGCCATTTATCGAATATGATAGTGGCAAATTTAAGAATATTTTGCGGGATAAAGCCGCTGAATATGCTTGACAATGGATAAATATTATGATATACTAGTTGTTGATTATGAGAAATAATTTGAAAGTTTTACATACACCGTTAATACTCCGTTTATACGAAAGAAAGGATTTACCATGAGTTTCGCTAATCTCAAACGCCAATCAGGCAACCTCGATAAATTATCAAAAGCAATCGAGGCACTCAATACCTCCTCAGAAGGTTCCGAAAAGTCAGATAATTTCTGGCGACCAGAAGTTGACAAAGCAGGTAATGGCATGGCCACTATCCGTTTCCTCCCTGCATCAGAAAAAGATGGTGATGATTCTTTACCTTGGGTTAAAGTTTTCTCACACGGATTTCAAGGTCCTGGTGGATGGTTGATCGACAACTGTTTAACAACCAAGAATCAACAATGTCCAGTTTGTGAATACAATTCTTCATTGTGGAATTCTGGCATCGAAGCAAACAAAGATGTTGTTCGTAAGCAAAAGCGTAAGTTAAATTACATTGCTAACGTATACATCGTATCTGATCCAAAACATCCAGAGAATGAAGGAAAAATCAAACTGTTTAAGTTTGGTAAGAAAATCTTTGATAAAATCTCTGAAGCAATGAATCCTCAATTTGAAGATGAACAAGCAATCAATCCATTTGATTTATGGAAAGGTGCCAACTTTAAGTTAAAGATTCGTAAGGTTGAAGGCTATCAGAACTATGACAAATCTGAATTTGATTCACCATCTGCTTTATTGGCTGATGATGCTGAATTGGAAAAGATTTGGAAAGATGAATTTGCTCTCCAAGAATTGGTGAGTGATAAAGAGTTCAAGTCATATGATGTGTTGAAGCAACGCCTTGATAAGGTCCTTGGCCTTAATGGTGAAGCACCACGCACAACTGTGGAACAAGTTAAAGCAAAAGAGTTTGCTGCACCTAAGAAACAAGCAGAAGATTCTCCCTTTAAAGATGATTCATCGTCAGATGATGATTTAAGTTATTTCAGTAAGTTAGCTGAAGAAGATTGAGAAGTCAATTCGTTATGATTGTTTATGATAAACATGATTGAAAGGAAGTAAAATGAAGTATATTATCACTTTAATTGCTACTGCATTTGCTATGACAGCATTTGCCGCTGATGCCCCTAAGAAGGCAGAAGTGAAGAAGCCTGAAGCTGCTAAACCAGCACCTAAGGCTGATGCAAAACCTGCAGCGCCAGCTAAGAAGTAATCCTTCTCAGTAAAAAAGAAACCCATCGAAAGGTGGGTTTTTTATTGGTTTAAACTACAGCAGGCCTAAAGTGTTTTTGTAAGGCCAAATTTCTAACCGGTGTAGAAGATCCGTCAACCATTTTTGCTGGACCTCCACCAATGGTATTTTGTGAATTGTTTCCATAAACATTAAGAGTACCTGGTTTATTCCATTCACCATCTTCCACTTCAAAATTATCCGGCAGCATATCAGGAATGTTTTTTGTGGGTGCGGACTCAGGAATACTTTTTGTATCATTGTTTGCTTTTGCAGTTTCAGCCGGAATATCTGCGGGTTTCTCCAGCGATGCGTTTGGTTTAGAAAAATCAGGAAGTTTATTTTTAAATTCGTCAACCTTGCTTTCTACAGCATCTTTACCTTTTTGTATTAATTGATTGACTGCATTCTCACCAATTTCTTTTGCTGTTTTTTCTTCACCAACAACAAGTTTCATCAACAGTTTTTCTTGCCAATCGGGGCCACTTATGGCCGTTTTATAATCGCTAAATCCAGCCTTTTCACCTTTTTCATTAACATATACTGAAGAACCATCATCAAGTTTTTCACCACTCGGTTTAAATCCTATTTTTTCCATTGCTGGAGTCAAAGTTTCTTTTTCGAATTCCAAAATAGATGCTTTATTTTCTTTTTCATGTTTTTCTCTCAGCGTTTTATATTGTTTACGCTCATCATCAGTCATATTTTGTATAGCTTTATTTGATCCAGGAAGTAATTTTTCTTCTTCTAATTGCTTTTCTTGCAAAGCTTTATGCTGCGGACCATATTTGGTTTCTTGTTCTTCTTGAACCATTTCTGCTGCTACTTGAGCTCCAAGAAATGCAGCAAAAGGAATGGCAATTGGTCCTTTACCAGCAAACCTTAATAAGGATTTAACCAAAGCAGTAATCATGGTTCCAATTAATAATTTAATTGGTTCCAAAAGAATTTTAAAAATTAATCCGGCACTCGATGCTATGACCGACATTACGGTACCAGCAATAGCTGACATAATAGGTAAAAGTAATCCCGATAAAGATGTAATAAATTTAAAAACATCTTTTAAAAGGCTTTTTATTCCATCTAACAACTTTTCAATAAATGATTTTTCTTTTTCGCCGTCATCTTCAGGAACAGCTGTAGGTTTTTTGTTTAATATTGATTCGATTAATTTCTTATGGCGCCGTTCATCTTCATCAATTTGTTCTTTACGGAAAGCATCTTCAAGTTCCGTATTCAACCTTCTGGTTTCATAAGTTTTTTCCATAAAGCTATACATTTTTGCTAAAATATTGGAAATAGAATCGCCTGATTTAATTTTTACGATGGCACCACTACCTATTGTGGTGAATAGTGGATCTTTTGTTTCTTTGAGTTTTCGTTTTCTGCTACCATATCCACCAAAATGACGGATGTGTTCTTCACTTCTTCCCATTGCTCTACCAGCAACAGTTCGTATTGATTTTCCAATAAATCCATCTCCTGTTAAAGCTTTAACCATATTCAGAGGATCGAATTTTTCTTTGATACCAACAGCCTTGGCCTTCATCTTATCGGAAATAGCTCCACTAATGGACGCACCAATACTTTTTTCTTTACCGAATTTATTTTCAGCTATGAGCTCCAATAAGCCTTTTTTTCTTATTTGTGCTGCTTTTTTATATTCCATCTTTAACCGTATTGTTTTTCGAATAATTTAGAATCGACTTGTTGGTCGCTCGAGGACACTTGGTTGGTCGTTGAACCACCAATTATGGTCGTGGCTTTATTTAGCACCGAAAGGTTCACATCAGATTTTCTTGTAGGTTTTTTAGGCAACGATCCTATTTCTGTTTTTTGTTCTTCATTGGCCATTCTAGGCATCTTTTCGCCAAAATTATATTGTTTAGGATCAACAAACTTGCCGTTCTGCATTACTTCAAAGTGTAAATGTGGTGCTGTGGTGCCGGCCAATTTTGGTGCTAATTCGCCAATTTTTTGACCTGCTTCGACTGTATCTCCAGAAGAAATGGTAGGATTTTTTAAATGATTATATGACGTAGTTTTATTGTTTCCATGATCTATAACAACCTTTGTGCCTGTGCTGGGAGAATCCGACACACTCAGAACTTTTCCCCTTTCAGCACTAACAACAGTTTGTCCTTCTGATCCGCGGAGATCAAGGCCGTGATGATCTTGGGGTTTTCCAGTATTGGGATTAATTCTTGGTCCAAAATCACTGGTGATGTTCATACCTTTTACAGGTGATACCATTGCTGAAGATTTTTGCATTATATTATCAACTTCAGATTGTGAAATTAGTGCTTTATTATTACCAACACCTTTATAATAGCTATCACCTTTTTTTAAACTTCTACTGCCATAATTGTCCGACACTTCCATATCTTTAGGAACAGGAATAGCGGCCCATGTTTTGGCCAATCCTATTTGAAATTTATCTTTATCTTCTTGAGTTTTCTCGCTTTGCTGGTATTTTTCTGAACCAGCATTAATTAAACCCCTATTGAGTAACCTATCTTGTGTTTCTTTATTAAAGGTGGTTGTTTCAGGATTTAAATTTTCTTGTTTCATCCAACCTTGTAGTGTATCTTTAGTAATTTGATATTTACCAACAGCTGTAGAAGGATATCCTTTTGCTTTCATTTCATCTTGTAAATTATAAACTTCAGATACTTTCATTTCAGTTAATTTTTTATCTTTATTGACTTCTGGCCCATTTGTGTTTACTAATTTGTCATAATTTTGACCAGATTCTTTACCAATTAAGTTTTGAAAATCTGTTGAATCTCCAGAAATAAGCTTTGATAAATCCATTCCTCCAATTGATGATAGATCCGGCAAAAGGCTTTTCCAATCAACATTAGCTAACGCTTTTTCGGCTAAGAAAAAAGAACCAACGGCACCTGCACCCATTAATCCATATTTTAAAAATCCTGATTGTTTTGCTTTACGAATCATCCTTTTGACGGTGGATGGTTTATTACCAGTTAAGGCTTCAACTGTTTCATCCAAAAAGCGTTCTTTTTGGTCGTCAATTTGTTTTCGATATTTTTTATCTTTTTTGGCTCTCTTAGTTTCCCATTCATAATCTTCTTGATACTTGTTGAAAATTTTACCGAGAATATCTGAAGCAGAATCTCCAGTTTTAACCTGCTCTTGATCTCCTGGACCAATAGAGGTGATTAATGGATCTTTTTTGAGGGTCTTTTTTTCTTCTTTTTCTGGCTTTGGTTCAGAATCAGATTTCTTTTCGGTTGAATCATCCTTATTCGAATCTTCTGGTTCTTCTGGCTCTTGTGGTGCAGATTCTTGATCTTTAGGTTGAGCGCCTCTTGCTGGATTTTTAGAAAAAACGTTGGGAGTTGTAGCGGACATAATTGGATTATCCATCATGTTCTCAATGCCTTTATTTTTGGCAAGTTTTTTTGCACGCTTCTTCATTACAGCAACAAATTCTGGACTTAATGGTTCAACACTCTCGCCTTTAGAGTCAATAGTATAATCAATCCCTTCAACCAACGGTTTTTGTTTATCAATACCGTGAAGTTTATTGATTATTTTTGAAATGTTGCTAGCAACTTTAGTTTTAGGCATTTATCGTTTCATTGAAGCTTGTTGTTTTATCTTTTCGTTTTCTTCTTCAATATACTGAATTAACATACTAACGTAAATATCTCGCTCCCACGGTAACATGTTTTCAAGTTCCGTTAGTGAATACTTATGGTGTTGCATCAAAGAGAAATTAGTTTTATAGTAATTTCTCAGGTTGTCATGACAAAATATTACCCGAAAAAACTTTCGAGACCTTCCATACTAATCGTATGGTCAAAACCGCATTTACTACATTTCATTT